GGTTTATAGGGAAGGGGGGTTCGAAATTAGTTCCGAAGGAACTGGAGTCCATGAAGACACTAAACCTACAGAAGTCTTTGGAAAGGGCAAGTGTCTATTGTGACCTGCGACTTATCGTGAAACCAATACCACCGAGTAACAAAACTATAATAATTACAATAAGAGCAATTACCCAACCAGGGAGGCCTTTTGGTTGGTCACTAGGTCCCGGAGCTGGTGACTGACTCGAAGGACACGGGGTGATAGACATACAAGCCGTACTTTGAGGCGGACACCCCGGATCGACTCGACGAGGACATCCACAATAATTACAAACCATGGCCGGAGCCGGTGAACTAGCCATTAATATATCACGTCAATTTATTTCCCCCTCATAGAATCTACAAGACCCAATAAAAACACACCAACAACAAACCCCATTACCAGATAGTTGCACTCGGTGTTATCTGATACTGGCAGGACTGTTTCTTTATTTAAAAGCTTAAGAGGCCGTGCTGGGGCCTCACTATTTTCATCGAATGGCGCATAGGCCACCGCCATTACTTAGTGTTTAGAAGTTTTTTAGCCGCGGCGCAGTACTCTAAAAAGGGGAATCTCTACGAGATTCCCTCCCGTTTCTAGAGGGACACTTCCCGCTTCTTCGGCCGTCCCCGCCCCTTGCCACCCTTGACTGGCACATCCTTTGTGTCTGGGTCACCGTTGTCGACGCTCACGATATCAGACACGTCATCGTCCTCTTGTGGCCGACTTGGGCGCGTCATCTGAGGCTGCGGAGGTCCCATCATGTTCATCAGGCTTCCAAAGTCCATTCCGGGCCCACGCATCTCACGGCGCAGTCCACCGGCAGGAGGCTCACCGGCCGGTCCCGCACTGGGCTGGGCACGTGAAACGGCATCCACCATGTTCTGCATCAGCCCAGGGTTCTGCTTCATCACCTGTGTCACGTTTGGCACCGCCGCCTTGAACATGCTGTTCGTCAGGTGGAACATCATAGCCGATCCACCGACCATCATGATCAGCTTCACCTCTGGTGCCACCTGTACCTTGGTCTTGTACTTGTTGTACAGCTCCTCGAAGACGCCGTCGTAGTCCTCGACGTTCTCCATAGTGTTCTGGGACCACCCGTTCAGCTCCAGGTCGAATGGGTCGAACTTGTCGTTCAGAAACTCAAGGCCAGTCACACAAGCCACCAGCATACGCCGCTGAAACTTGATGGACCGCTCGACCTCGATGCTGTACGTCATCCGCTTGTACTCTGTGCGAATCTCCTCGATGTCGCTGTAGATGGTCAGACGGGCACTCGACTGGATACCCTTTTTCACCAGTCGAGTAATTTTGTTCAGCAAATCAGCCTTCTCATCCTCAATCGTCTTGTAGCCCTCAGAAGGCACTTGCTCGCCACCGCCGCCCTGAAAACCGCCCTGGCCGCCTTCTGGCCCAAAGCCTTCGTCCATCTCCTCCTCACCCCCATCAAACTCCTCAGGGGCAGGAGGGGGAGGTGCGGTCCGCTTCCCAGGGTTCATGAACATGTCCATACCGGCCAGGTCGTCGGCGGGAACCTCCTCCACCCGGGGTCCAGGAGCTCTCTTTGTAAAAGGGCTCGGGCGGGGCGCAGGTTTGGGACGTACAGGAATGGTCTTTTTCGCAGGAACCTCGATGGAGATTTCGTCAAGCAGCTTGGACTCGTCGTCGTCAAGGTCCATAGGCGGCACGTCCATTCTGAAACCTTTTTAGAAAGGAACTTGAAAGCTTTAACGCACTAAAAAAATATTAACAAATATAAAATGGCATTCAAGATTGGCAAACTCCTCACCCAGGCTGTGATCATCGGTCTTCTCGTGGCTATCCTGGTCATGCTCGTTCAGGGCCGCGGCTCCACCTACGAGCCCGCTCCTCTGGTCACCTCTGCCGGCGCAGCCGCTTCATCCGGCCCAAAGAGCCTGACGGAGATTCCATCGAGCCTGGAGTGCACCCCAGGCCCCGCCGAGAAGGCGGCGTACTACACCCGTGGTCTGACCCCAGGTGGCCTGTGCGGTGACGGCGACATGGTCCGCGAGCAGATTCGCGACTTTAACATCGAGAGCGGCATCGGTGGTTCGCTGCTGGAGCGGACTTGAAACCAAGTGCGAAGCACTTGTGAGCCCCGGCGGTCCCTTCGGGTTTCCTAAATTCCCCGGCGGACTCACGAGTTGCTACGCAACTCGGTTTTTTATTCTTAATATAAACTAAATGTGTGACACGGAAGTGTACACTGTTCGTGTGGATTCAGTCTATTCTGCATCAAACACGAGCTTTGTGAGTTATCTCAACATCCCTCTTCGTAACGTCATCAAGGTTGAGCTGCTTTCGTGCAGCTTCCACGGTAACGCCACGTCGATTCCCACTAGCGCCATGTATGTTCACGTCGAGGAACTGACGTCCAAGTTTCTGGACCGTGGCAACCTCAGCTATGATTCTCAGGTGGCTGGTCAGATTTCTACAGAGGGCGTCGCACCCTACCTGACAATTTCAAACACGAATATGTTGGCCACCTCCCTCGTCTGCATTCCCCTGTCGGACGGTATTCCGGACCATCGCACAATCTTCACGTCGGGCAACTACTTCCCCGTCGAGGTTGTTTACATTGATCCCATCCGTCAGATTGAAAAGCTGACTGTGAACCTGTACGCCTCGAGCGGCGGTCAGCCGGTCATCAACCTCGGCCCCACCTTTTTGACTTTCAAATTCACGTGCTCCAAGCCCAACCGGTGTCTGTACCCAGACCGTGGTGGCGTCCCACTTTTGTAAATAATAGCCCTGTAATTAATAGAAATGGAGTACATTGTGTACGTGGACTCCGATAACCGGGACCAGACCCTCTGGCCCAATTCAAATAGTTACACGCTTCACTTGACCACCCCAATCTTGAACATATCAGAGGTTGAGTTGGTTTCGGCTCAGCTGCCCGACTTGGCCACGTCCCAATTCGTCGCTCTGGACATTGCAGAGCTCCGTACGCCCAGCCACCTCACGGCGTCGGCTCTGAGTAGCAGCACCTCTAAAATTCTCGTCCCTACAGCAAACGCTTTTAACGGTTCCTTCGCTACTATACCCATAAAAATCACGGGTAACGCTGAATTTTACAACGCAAATTATCGCATCAGTACCGTGTATCCGGCCCGCGTCGACAAACTCGACCGTTTGACAATCTCGTGGCGCCAACCAAACAACGGAAACCTTTTGATCGCTGGACGCAACATGTTTCTTCTAAAATTCAAGACTGTACATGTCCCCACAGACCCCGAGCGACCCGTGAGCCTTCCCCCTCCCGTCCCGTGGAATAACGGAGATCAGACCAAACTCATGATAGTGGGTGGAGTGGCTGTTGTAGGCCTTTTGATTATTATATCAGTAAAAAACAGATAGACGATGTGTGACAGCATCGCAAACGGGGGCCCCAGGGCGGTCGCTGAAAAGTGCTGTCCCCCTGCGAACGTCATCATCGCCTCAAACGTCCTGGACACAACAGGGAACGTCATCGCCGGTAACATCATCAGCGTGGACGGAACTTTTACAGGAAACTTATACGTTGCCGGAAACATCGTTTCGAATATCAGCTACTCGGTCCTGAACGTCGCTGGACCCATCAACGGCGCCAGTATCTGGGGAACTTCCTATTACGGAAACGGGTACGGTCTTTCGTCCCTCAACGCCTCGAACCTTTTGGGAACAATTTCAAACACGAATTTGCCTCCGAGTGGTGTTGTTGCCGGGACCTACGGTTCGTTTGCCAATGTGGCCCAAGTCACCGTCGATCAGTACGGTATCGTGACGGGAGCCTCGAACGTCGCGATCCTTTCTTCTCAATGGACATCTGTGGCTGGTAACGTCGCGTACCAGAACGGCGTGTCCATAGGTACTTTAAGTGCGCCACCTGTGGGGTCCAACCTCTATGTCCTCGGCTCGGCCAACATCTCTGGGACCCTGTACGTCAACTCGGCCGTCGTGTACGGGTCGGCCACTCTGAACGTTTTTGGAATTTCAAACCTAAATACTGCCCTGGCCAGTCTGTACATTGGCAACGGCTCTGGTCTCTCGAACCTGAACTCTTCAAACTTGGTCGGAAACGTGGCGGCGGCTAACGTGGCCCTCGTTGTGAGTCAGCCTTCCCAGCCAAACATCACGTCCGTGGGGACGTTGACTGGGCTCACAGTCTCCGGATTGCTCATCGCCTCGAACGGTTCTGGAATTTCAAACCTAAATCCGGCCAGTCTGTCTGGGAACGTTGCTGCGGCCAACGTGGCTGGGGTGGTTACAAACCCCACACAGACAAACATCACGTCCGTGGGTACGTTGACCGGCCTAAACGTCCAAGGTCTTTTGATTGCTTCCAACGGTTCTGGAATTTCAAACCTAAATTCGGCCAACCTAGTCGGAAATGTTGCTAGCGCAAACTTGGCCATGAGTGTCACTAGCCCTTCCCAACCCAACATCACGAGCGTGGGGACCCTGACCGGCTTGACTGTCAATGGGTTACTCATAGCCTCGAACGGTTCTGGAATTTCAAACATAAATGGCGCAAACGTTTCCACAGTTCCCACAGCTCAATCCGTGACTGTCGCCGCCCAACCAAACATCACATCCGTCGGAACCCTCACGGGACTATTTTCGAGTGGAAATGTGTCCGCCCCTTTTTTCATAGGCGGTGGTAACACCCTTTCGAATCTTCAAGCTTCGAACCTCGTTGGGACTGTGAATTTTGCAAACACCGCGGGTTCGGTGACCGTTGCGTCCCAGCCAAACATCACGAGTGTCGGGACTCTTACGTCCCTTCAAGTCACGGGTAGCGTAACTGGTGGAACATTTTATGGTTCAGGCGCTGGCCTTACCAATTTGCCGGTTGCAAACCTCACTGGAACCGTCAATTATGCCAACACGGCCGGTTCGGTCGTCAATGCGGCCCAACCCAACATCACCTCGGTCGGTACTCTCACGAGTCTTTCCGTCATCGGGTCTCTCATAGCCGGTACAATTTCCGGGGACGGTCAGGGCCTCTATGGTATCCACGCCAACGCAATCACTGAAACTGTCGCAACCGCCAACTCGGTGGTCAAGGCCTCCCAACCCAACATCACGTCCGTAGGTACACTCACAGGTCTCAACGTCCAGGGTCTCTTGATTGCGTCTAATGGCTCTGGAATTTCAAACCTTAACTCGTCCAATTTGACCGGTACCGTCCCTTTGACCGTCCTCCCGACGAGCGGTGTCACTGCGGGTCTGTATGGTTCAGGGGCCAACGTATCCAGTGTCACCGTCGACCAGTATGGTAGGGTCACCGCGGCCTCGAACGTGGCCATCACCGCCTCGCAGTGGACTTCGGCCGCCGGAAACACAATTTACTACGCAAATGCCGTGGGTATTGGGGCAGTCACCGTACCGTCGGCGACTCTCCAGGTTACAGGTAACGCCTATGTGTCTAATAGTCTGACGACCCCAAACATCTTTTTCACGAATCAAATTCAGGCTACAAATTTTCCAGTGTCTGGCGTGACCGCTGGCGGGTACGGCTCGGTTGCCAACATACCACAGATTGTGGTGGACCAGTATGGGCGACTCACGAGCGCCTCGAACGTGGCGTTCATAGCAACGAGTCAGTGGACGAGCATAGACGCCAACGTCGCCTTTGGAAACGGTGTCAGCATCGGGACCCTCACAAATCCCCCGACGGGCTCGAACCTCTATGTCCTCGGTACGGCAAATATAAGCGCCGTCCTGAACGTCCCGTCCCTGGTCGTCGGTACCCTTGCAAATCTCGTGAGCGCAAACATCACAACGGCAAACATTGCATCGGCGAATATTACAACAAGTAATATTCTCACCGCCAACCTCATCACGGCCAACGTCACGAACCTCAGAGTCCAGACACAAGCCAACCTCGTGAGCGCCAACATCACGACTGCAAACGTAGCCACGGCCAACTTGACTACGGCGAATATTACAACAAGTAATATTCTCACGGCCAACGTCACGAACCTCCGCGTCCAGACTCTGGCCAACCTCGTGAGCGCCAACATTACAACCGGGAACATAGCCTCTGCAAACTTGACTGTTGCTAATGTGGTCACTGCCAATATCATCACAGGCAACTTGGTGTCTGCCAACGCCACGAATCTCGTCGTCACCGGTCAAGAGAATGTGGCGACTCTCAACGTCTCGACCCAGTTTGTCGTCTCGGGCGCCATGAATGCAGTCTCAGGCAACGTGACCATGTTCTTTGACACTTTGCTCATTCCTTTCGTAAATGTCACATCCAACCTTACCGTCAGCGGGCAGGCGAATCTCGTCAGCTCCAATTTGGCGACTGCGAACGTAGGGACCCTTAACACGGCGTCAATTTTGGCTACAAATTCAAACCTTCTGAGCGCCAACGTGTCCCTGGCCAACATCCAGACTTTAAACGGCGTGTCCATCTTCGGGACTCTGGCCAACTTGACCACTCTAAACGTCCTAACCCTGAACGCCGTCTCAATTTTCGGAACGAATTCAAACCTTCTGAGCGCGAACGTCGGAACCCTAAATGCCACCTCAATTTTCGGAACGAATTCAAACCT